CCTGTGCACTGCCGCCCCACTCTGCGCGCAGGGCATTCAGGGCAGACTGTGCATCTCCGGTCTTGTAGGCCGCGTTTTCAAACAGGGTCAGCAGCAGTTCCTTTGCACCTGCGGTAAAGCCGCCGGCTGCTGCAATGCCCTCCTCCATGTGGTTCAGGTGGGCAGCCGTCAGGGTCTGGCCGTCCACAAAATTCTGTTTTACGTAGCTCATTTGTTCCTCCCTAAGATCATTTTTCCAAGGACTGCCTGCCCCAGTACAGCAGAAGCCGTGTCCGTCGGTGGATCCGGCTGCGGAGGGTCGGGCTGATCTGGAATGCGGTCTTTCGGCCATGGGTCACAGGTTGCGGTGATTTTTACGGCAGCTTTATCCTCGCCGGGGGTCATCTCTACGTCCAGCTGCCCAGCCCAGACCTCGCCGTCCCGGGTAAAGTAGAAACGCAGCCACTGCCCCTGCAGCAACGCTTCCAACCTAGACCGGATATATGCCCATTGTGTTTTAGGCCGGTCGCAGACAAACTCCATCGAGATATTCCGCTTTTTGTGGTGTACGCTGCCATCCACCGAGCGGGTCAGATCCAGCAGAAAATCTGCGCCGGGCACCTCAACAAGCATAGAATCGGTTTCCGCTTTGTCGATCTGTGGAGAGTCGCGCTTGAGCCACAACCCAAAGTCCGACCGCATGGAGAGCGTGCCCTTTGGCGTTGTGATACGCATATCGTTCAGGCGGGGGCTTTGGGCGGCGAGCGCTTCCAGTGCGGCATAGTCTCTCATGTGTAGGTCACCTCGGTTCCGTCATCAGCGATCTGCACTGCAGGTACTGGAGCGGCGGGAGACTCAGGCGGGCTGTAGATTAGTTTTTTGCCGTCCCATACATAGTCGCTGCAGCTCGTGCCGTTTCCAGTCTCGGGAAATTCGTCAAAAACAGCCTCGTTGGGCTCAGGTACGGGCAAAAAGCTGATATGGTACCATGCGCCATTGTACAGTCTGCCATCAGAGCAAACCTTTGCCAGATACTTAAATCCTTCTTTTTTCATTACATAAACCCATAAATTTTGTACGGCACGCACATGCCGTTGTTTGTGCTCCAGCCGTCGTTCGTGGGGGACTGTAGGGAGAAGTAGGTTGCGGTGCCGAGGACACCGGTTGAATAACTCGAAGTTCTTTCGTACCCCTCGCCAAAAACGATGCGGTCTGTATATACGGTCACGCTGCGTTTGTGCACGGTGTTCCATGGGTATACCATGCTCATTTCCACGCCATTCACGGGCACGATCATAGAGACCAGTCCCGCATTGCCACCGCCAGAGAACCACGTTCCGCCTTTCTGGCTGCGGAACAGGATCAGCAGCGCAGAGTAGCTGGACAGGCCGCTCGGTCGGATAGTCTGGACACCAAAAGTCGTTTCGCTGTTATACCAGAGCTCCTGCTTGTTTCGAATGCCGTTGAACGTAATGGCACCGCTGCTGATGGAACAGCTGCCCATGCCGTCCGTAATGGAGATGGCGTTGGACTGGATGTTGACCATGCTGCTGCCATCCATGACCCGGATACCATCGTTCAGGATCTGTACCCGCTTGCCGGGCAAAGAATCGTGCCGGACGATGAGGCCGTTCTGCGGCGTAAATTCCAGAAAGTTCGTGGCGGTTTTGGCAGCCTCGGCAGCGTCCTGCTTTGCCTGATTTGCGGCGGTGTCATCCGTGTATTTGGACGCTTTCACCCAGTCGGCAGCCTGATAGCTGCCGGACTGTCTGGATGTCTGGCAGCGCATGATATCGCCGCCGGTGCCCTGCATCCAGATGTCGCCTACATCATAGGGCGGGGTGGGTGTTGCGCCAAAGCATCGCACCTTGCCGTCTGCGGTGGCTTGTGCCGCAGCAGCGTCTGCCAGAGCTTTCGCCACGCCGGTGTCACGGATGACGGTCCAGCTGTAGGTGCTTCCATCCAGCACCCAGCGGTAGCCCAGACCGGTGAGCTTGTCGTAATACAGATCGCCGATGTGCTGCTTTTTGGCGGTGTCGGTCGTCCAGTTTTTTGCAGGCTCGTTTGCAGCGGTGGGAGTGCCGGCATAGAACCAGCTGGTGATGTTATCATCGATCTGGTTCTGCAGATCTCCCATCTTCACGACAGCATTCGAAAGCCCCTTGGAGATATCCGATAGCTTACTGTCTGTGCTGCTTTTGTAGGCAAACAAGCGCTTCAGCATATCCTGATGGTATTTCTCGGAAGCATAGGCGCTTTCCTGCAGCAGATTGGTCGTGCCCATGTTGGCCACCTGCCTGTCGGTCAGGGTGCGGCGGGTCATACCAAAGGTAAACTCTTTCTGCGCAGGTTTTGCCAGCAGCTCTACCAGCTTTGTGCACAGCATTACGGCATCCACACTGTGCGGGGTGCTGACGATGTGGGAGTACATGGAAAAATCAAGCCGGTCGGTGTCGTAGCCTGCATCCACAAGATCCACTGCCCGGATGACGTAGCTGGTCTTCATGGCGTAGTTCTGCTGCAATGCCTGCACACCGGCTGCAAAGGTGTCGTTCGCGCTGTCGGTGTCCAGCTCTACAATGCGGGTGATGATGCCGAACTTCTGCACGGCTGCATCGTTCTGGATCCAGCCCTCTTCCAAGTTGTAGGAGTAGCCCGATGCAGGCAGATACTGCGCAACAGTAGCGGCATCTGTTTCCATGATGCCCCAGCGCTCCTCGTGCTTATCCTTGGAGGTGTCCCGCCACCACATGAGCTTGTAGTACCACTTGGAGGTGTCCACCGTGTGCTTGTTGCCGATAGGGTAGATGCGGGTGTACAGGTCGGTGGCATCGGTGGTTTCGCTCAAGTTGAGCAGATTGCGTCCGTACTCGATTTTCTGGGCGGTCTGCCGCTTGGCTTCCACTGCCTGATCGCAATAGTTCAGCACGTTCAGGCCGGTGGAGGAATCAAAGCTGCAATAAAAATACCCTCCGAACACCTTGAGCACCAGCTTGTCCAGAATGTCCCACACTTTACCGTAGTCCTCGCCAACGCCGTACTGGTCGGCATCGCCGAACTGCACCACAAGGTTGCCCAGCGCCGCCGTAACGGTGCCCAGCTGGAAGCATTTCATCTTGCTTTTCACCTGATCGTTGTGTGCGTCGATCAGGTGCTGCAAAAACTGGCGCAGCGTGCCCTTGTAGTTGAAGGGGGTGATGGAAGAATCGTTGAAGTAACTCAGTGCGCCCTCGCAGTACACCACCCGCCGGTTGTAAAAATCGGCCTCGTGCTTCAGCACCCGTCCGCGCCAGATCTCTTTGCCATCCCGCCGCACCTGTACCACCGTGCTCAGTTTTTGCAGCATATCGTACTGTGCATGATCCCGTGTCATGGTAAAAACAAGGCTGCCGCCCTTGCTGACCTCACGGGTCAGCTTGGGGGACAGCACCAGTGCCTGCGGGTCGTTGGGACGATAGAGCAGCAGCTTTGCGTCCGGGTTGCCGTAGGGGTATGCGTAGATCTCGTACATATCAGTTTCCTCGTTCGCTCAGCACCGTAAGGTCTCCCAGGCTTCTGTTTACGCTGGGGGTGATGATGCGTCCCACCTGTTCACCGTCCAGCGCGATCACGCTGTTTCCGGCTTCCGGCAGATATTTCTCCACTACACCGTAGAGCCGCTCCATCTGCGCCTGCATTTTGGCCTGATAGGCCAGCATGGCGTTGTTGTCCGGGTTCATGACATAGGGATCGGTGCGGTAATCGTAGCCCGCAAAGGCACGCTCGTTACCGTACCAGTATGCGTCCTGAATGTCCTTGTAGGAGTGCGCCTTCTGCGTGCTGGTGGTCTCTTTGCTCTTGCCGAACTTTGCAAACAGCGCAACGCCCAGCGCCACCACACCCGCCACAATGGCGATGATCGCGGCAACTTCCGGGTTCGAGATGATCAGGCTGCCAACCTTTGCAATCAGTCCGCCTACGCCCTCTGCGATCGTGCCCAGACTGCCCATGCTCCCGGCAAGGCCTGCAATTTTGGCACCAGCTTCGGTTGCAAAAGTGCCCATGCTCGTGCCGATGGTGCCCAACACACCCATGATCTTGCTGCCGACGTCGGAAACGTTGATGTTAAGTCCGTTCAGGATATCCTGTACCCCGCCGTCCTTGCCCAGTGCATTGCCCAGACCCTTGGCGATACCGTCCGCGATGCTGCTGCCGATATCCCACGCCTTCTGCGAAATGTTGCTGATCTTGTCGCCCAGCACCTTGTTCAGCTGCTGGATGAGGTTCTGCCCGAAGTCATCAATGAACTTCTGGCTTTCCGGTGCAAGGCCGTTGTACAGTGTGGACAGCACCCACTGGCCGATGGACTTCCAGTCCTTGCTTTTTACGGCAGAGATCAGCGTGTTGAAGGTGCCCAGCACGCCCTTGTCGGCCTCCTTCTTCCAGCCCTGCACAAGGCCGGAGAAGTTCTTGGAGGAGGCTTCCTCCAGCGTTTTTGCCACCTGCTCGGTGCCATCGGCGGCGATGGTCTTTACCTCCTTCACCGTGCGCAGCGCACCGTCGATGATGGCGGTGTAGGTCTTGGTGATGGTCTGTTTCTGGCTCTCGGTGCCGTCGGTCAGGGTCTCGGTCACGGTCTGGGTGGCGGTACGGATGCCGTCCACCAGCGCCTCGCTCGTGGAGGTGACGGAGGAGGCAAGCTCCCGCACCGTTTCCATGGTCTGCTGCACGGTCTTTTTGCCGTTTGCGCCAATGGTGGTAATGGTCTTGATATCCTTCAGCACACCGTTCACCAGTTGGCGGCTGGTCTCGGTGATGGTCTGTTTCTGCTGCTTCTGGCCGTTGGAGAGCACCTCGTCGGTGGTCTGGGTGGTGCGGGTGATCTTGCCCAGCACCTCCGTGACGGTATCGGCGTAGGAGCTGACCACAGAGGCCGCTGTGGCGGTCTTGGACGCTGCCGCAGCGGCTTTGGAGGCCGAAGCCACGGCAGCATCCCCGGACTTGGTATAGGCCGGGATGGCGATCTCCGCCATAGTCTGGGCGCTGCTGCCAAGGCTTGTGTTGGAACTTGCCCAGCTGGCAGCCCAATTATCCTGCTTGCCGCTGGCGGTCTCGGCCAAAGAAATACCGGCAGTGACAGCGGTGGCGGCATTGCTCACCACATTGCCCTTGCCGGTCAGTCCCTTGATAAAGCTCTGTATCAGGTTTTTGCCCCACTTCACCGCCTGCGAGGGAAGGCTCTTGATCCAGCTCAGTGCGCTGGAAAAGCCGCCCTTGAAGGCGGTCAGCATGCTGGAGCCCATGCTCTTTACGCCGTTCGCCACGCTGGTGAGGATGTTCTTGCCGATGTTCAGCCAGTTGATGGCAGAGATCACCGACAGCACCGCCTGCAGGATCTTCTTCCAGTTGGCCAGCAGGGCGGGCACGGCCTGTATGATGCCCGCGATCAGCTGCACGATGATGGAAACACCCTGCGCAAGGATCTTTGGCATATTGTCGTTGATGATTCCCGCAATATTGATGATGATATCCGGCACATAGGCGATCAGCTGCGGCAGACCGGCGATCAGGCCATTGAGCAGCTGGGTGATGCAGTTAAGTCCTGCGTCCATAAACTGCCCCGCGTTGGCGCGCAGCTCCTCGGTAAAGGAGAGCAGCTGCGGCAGGGCAGTGGACAGAAACGCCGGGATGCCCTGCGCAAAGCCTGCTGCCAGACTGCTGACCAGCTCCGTGCCAGTCTGGAGCACCTCCGGCACAAGGCCGTACACCAGCTGCGGGATGCCCGCCAGCACGTTGCCGATCATGGGCAGCAGGTTGCCCTGCAAAAAGGTACGGGCGGTATCTGCCAGCGCCTGCATGGGTGCGGTCAGGTCTGCGCCGGTGCTCCAGTCGCCCAGCACATTCTGCGCCGCCGCCTTCATGGCCGCAAAGCTGCCGGTCAGGGTGGTGGCGGCTTCCTTTGCCGTTGTGCCGGTGATGTCCAGATCGGTCTGGATGACGTGGATGGCGCTGTACATATCGGCCAGATTGCCCAGCTCGTAATGCACGCCGGAAAGTTTCTCTGCATCGGTCAGCAGCCGCTGCATCTCTGCCTGCGTGCCGCCGTAGCCTAGCTTGAGGTTGTCCAGCATGGTATAGTTCTGCTTGGCAAAGCCCTGATAGGCGTTCTGGATGGACGCCATGTCAGTGCCCATCTTGTTGGCGTTGTCGGCCATGTCCACCATGGCCATGTTGGCCAGCTGCGCGGCGGCGTTGGTATCCTTGCTCACGCTGGACAGCAGACTGGCGGCAAAGCTGGTGGTCTGCTCCATGTATTCGTTGGCGGACAGACCCACCGTGCGGTACGCCTGTGCAGCGTAGGCCTTGACCGTATCAGCGCTCTCTCTGAACAGGGTCTCCACGCCGCCGATAGACTGCTGCAATGCGCCGCCAAGGTTCAGGGAATCCGAGATCATCTTGCCGATGCCCGCAGCAGCGATCACCTTTTTCAGGGTGCCCACCAGCTTTGTGCCCAGCAGCGTGCCGGCGCTTTCACCGGCAGAGGACGCCTCGCCGCCCATAATGCGGCTGATGCTGCCCTGAATGCCCTCGGCAGAGGGCACGATCTGGACATAAGCCTTTGCCAGCTCAATGCCGTTCGCCATCTGGTTCACCTCCTTCTGCGGCGCGCATCGCCGCCTCAAATTCCTCGGGACTGTCAAAATATTGCACCGGGCTGTCCTCGGATTCTGTTTCTGTCCTGCCCAGCAGGGTATTCAGAATGGATGTGGGCGGTTTCTCGTCCGCATACGCAAGCCGTCCGATGCGCCAGCAGATGGCCTGCAGGGTGTCCAGTTCGGCTGCCTGCAGGGTCTGCGCAAGGGTCAGTTTCTGCCCATGCAGCACCATCATGCTGCGGCTGTCCGGCGGCAGACCGGCGGCCAGTGTGGCCGCCAGCCGCACCGGCAGGGCACGCCAGTTCAGCACGTTGTAATACTGGACAAAATCGCAGATCAGTGCGTCCTCGTCCGTTGCGATCAGTTCGGCGAGGATGCAGAGTTTTTTCCGGCGTTGATGGACTGGAACAGCTCCATGATGGCGCTCTCAACGGCAGACGCAGGCACGCGGCCGTCCTCGGTACGCAGATGGTCGTACAGGCGCTTTTTGCCGTCCTTGCCCAGCAGCTTCACGACCAGCCGGGACATGGCCAGCGGGTTGCCCTCGTCCAGATCAGACAGTGCGTCCAGCACCTCCATGTTGTCCAGCGCGCTCTCTTCCAGCTCAATGGAAAAGCCGGATTCAGTCTTTGCAGTGATCATGATAGTCCTCCTTACTTGCCAGCACTCTGCATATACTCGTAGTGGGTCTTACCGTCTGCATCGGCGATCGCGGTGATGGTGGTCTGGTAACCAACGGCAGTGCCGTCTGCATAGGTGATATCGCCCACAGCAGTCACAGTGCCGCAGGGGATGACTACACGCTTTTTCACATTGTTCTTCAGCACCATCTCCACGACGTAGGCATAGAAGGGCAGATCGTCGGCGCTGGCCTTGACGGTGATACCGGTCTCCAGCGTGCCGGTGACGTTGTCGGCGCCGTATACGGTCTTCAGCACTTCCTCGTTCAGCGCTTCGATCAGCGTGCACTGGAAGGTATCCGGGCGCTCGGTCATCAGGCTCAGCACGGTATCGCCGCCCCATGCGGCGGTATTTTCGTTAGAGGGGGAGTTTGCGTTGGTCAGACCGTCCTTGGAGATATAGCCAAGGCTCTTGAACGCCGGGTCAAGCTCGGTCTTTGCATCCTTGGGCAGAGCCGTGCCCAGCGGTGCGCACCAGATAGCGCCGCCGACCTTGGGCTTTGCTGCGGTCACATTTTTTGCATTCATAGAAAATGCTCCTTTCGTCAGTAATGCACCACCTCAAAAACTGCCTGATACCGGGGCAGCTTGCGGGTGGTGTCCGGGAAATTATAGTCGGTGTTCAGCGTGCAGGAGACGATCTCCGGCAGGGTGTCCGCGTCCAGCATGGTCTGCACCACACGGTGGCTCAGCTGCGCAGCGGCATGGTCGCTGCTGCCGTAGGACTGCACTGCCAGCGTAGCGGTAAAGATGCCGTCCTTGTAGCTGGAGCCGGTTTTTTCCAGCACACAAAAATTGCCGGAGGGTTTCTCCGGCACGGACATATAACAGGGAAAAGCGTTTTCACGCAGATAGTTCTGGATGATTTCTTCGATCATATCACTTCAGTGCCTTCAGGATAGAGTTGGTGTCGGCGTTCTCCTTGCGGGCGGCGGGGCTTTCGGCGCTTACCTTGGCCACCACGCGGGTGCTGGCTTTGTAGTAGCTGGCCTTGTAGCCCTCGCCAAGACGGTTCTGCGCCGCAAAGGCAATGCCGGTCAGGGCGTTCTCCATCTCCGGGCTTTGCAGCAGCTGCCGCACGCCCTTGCGGTTCAGCTTGATGGTCACCTTACTCATAGCGTTCCACCTGCACTTTCTTGTTCCAGCGCAGCGGGATCATCGCCTCGATGCCCTGCACAGCCCCGCCGCAGGTGCGGAAGGTCTGCCCGAAAAACGCCACCCGGACGTTGTCCCAGTTGTGGGTATCGCCCTTTGGGATTGCCAGCGTATAGGCGATGCGCCGCCCGGTCAGCTGCAATTCGGTGGTGATCTCCTCGGCAGTGGGCTGCCCCACCAGCACATTGTGCACGGTGACAGGGTTTTCTTCGTAGATGGGATCGTGGAAGCCGTCCTCGCCGGTCTTGGTCTTTTCATACAGGATGATATCGATACCCTTCAGCATAAGTCCTCCAGCGGGCTGTGTGCGCCCAGCCTGCTGCCCACGCCCAGCAGCTTTTTTTCCAGCTTGGAAAGATACAGCTCACCGGTAGAGCCGCCGCTCATGGTCCAGCTCTGGCTGTAGCCCAGCGCTGTGGCAGTTCCCTGCGTTGCGCCCATGGGGAAGGTGACAGCATCCCCGCTGGTGTCCTCGCCCAGCTGACGGCGCACCATCCGGCAGGATACCAGCCGCTTGCGGTCAGCATCTGCATCGGCGTTGTAGGTGTCGATGATAAGCGCCGCTTCGCTCAGCAGGGCAGTGCAGCGGCTGCGCTCCTCATCCGACAGGACGCGGAAGCCCGCCTCCACGTCCTGCAGTTCTGCGTAGCTCATGGCGGCACCTCATCAGGTGGCGATCTCGGTGCGCTTGATGTACAGGGTCTGGGGCTTGGAGACCTTCAGGCCGTACACCTTGCGGCCCTGCACAGCGGATGCGCCGATGTACTTGCCGGAGCCGGACAGATCCTGCAGGTGCACAGCGGTCTGCCACTCCATGACGCGGTGGCACCAGTTGGGGTGACCGGCGATGAACTCGGTGGTGGTCTTTTTGCTGCTGACGCGGGTGGTGGACTCGTAGTCCATGTTGTTGCTCTCGAACACGTTGAAGCCCGCAATGCGGCCAACAACGCCCTGCTGCACCATCTCCTGAGACAGGTCGCCCTGCTTGATGAAGTGCTCGTCCAGCATCAGTACCTCCAGATACTCCGGGGACGCGATGAGGAAGCGGCCCTCGTTGGGCACGCCCTTGCGGCCCAGCACCCGCTTGGCCTCCAGTGCCAGCTTGTAGGCGTTGGCCTCGGTGGCGGCGGTCTTGGTGGCGCTGATGGTAGCACCGGCTGCACTTTCCAGCGCGTCGATGGACTTCTTGTCGATGGACAGCGCCAGAGAGTAACCGGCACTATCCAGACGCTCTGCCACGATGTCATCGGGCACGCTGTCGGCATCGTAGCCGTCGATCAGCTCGTTGACTGCCTCGTCGTGGTCGATGTTCAGATCCAGATAGGTGGTGGTGCCCACATCGGCAGCAACGCCGTTGGCCTTGTCGTACTCCTTGACGGCCACCTCGGTGTCGCGCACCGGGATCTTGACCTTGCCGGAAGTGGGGTCGCCCTCGTAGCGGCTGTTGAAGATGAGATTGTCGCGGGTCACCAGCGTGTTACGCAGCTTTACGTCCACATAGGATGCCCAACGCTCCTGATTTGCATGTGCCATAAAAATACCTCGCTTTCTCCGTGCTGCTGCACGGGTCAGATTTTCAGATTCGGGTTCAGTTTGCTGAAGGCAGCCAGAACGCCGTCCGGCTGGCTGGGAATATGGTTCGGAGTACCGCCATCTTTAACATTGGGATACCCGGCAGGCTGGGTGTCGCCGAACGCCCACGGGTTCGCCTTGACCGCATTCTCCAGCGCCTTGTTGATGTCGGTGGTGCGGTCTTTAGAGCCCTTCAGGGCATCCAGATCCAGCAAAGCGCGCACTGCATCCACGCTGCGGCCCTTCTTGCCGAGGATGGCGGTGTTCAGGGCGTTGTCAAAGGCAAAGCCATCGGCCTGCGCCTGCATATCCGCCTTCAGCTTGGTAACCTGCGCCTGCAGCCCGGCAACGTCCACACCATCAAAGGCCTTCAGGCCGTCCTGTGCGGTCTTGAGCTGTGCCTGTGCGCTGTCCAGCTGGGTCTGCAAGGCTGCGGCTGCGTTTTTCTCCCGGGTGATGTCGCTGCCGTTCTCCTGCATGAGCCAGTTCAGCTG